GCACCTCCGGGTCTGTACGGGTTGTCAAGCCCGCCAAGCACGTCGAGTCAGATGCGGCGACATGCTGCGCCTGGCTAGCTGTTCACCCCTTCAGGTGATCGCTTTCGACCATCCAATCAGGTCCCCGACATGGGGGCTTGTCGTCGTCCCGACATGGGAGAACTGAGATGGCGCGATCCACGGGCCCCGTCCCGAAGCGCAGTTCTGAACGCCGCCGGCGTAACAAGCCGGAAGGCGCCGAAGTAACATCCGTCCCTATCCCCGAGCAACAGCCGGTGGTGCGCCCGCCTGCCGATGAGTCCTGGCACCAGATCGCTCGCGACTGGTATGACTCGCTGGCCGAGTCCGGGCAGGCCGTGTTCTATGAGCCGTCGGACTGGGCGACCGCGCGCTACGTGGCCGAGGCCATGTCGCGCGGGCTGCAGGCGTCGAGGTTCTCGGCGCAACTGTTCGCCGCGGTGTCGTCTGCGATGACGGAGCTCCTCACGACTGAGGGAGCCCGTCGTCGAGCCCGGCTTGAGATTGAGCGGGGGAGTACTGGCGAGGAGAAGTCGGCTGATGTGACGGCGCTCGATGACTATCGCGCGCTCCTCGGAGGCTGACAGGCGCACGGTTGATCTCGATGCCCTGGAGCCGGTCCGTGTCGGGCCGACGTGGGAGCGCGACCCTGACCATCCGAGCGGGTGGCGGCTGCCGGAGTTGACGCTCGGCTGGCATGTCGTGATGTGGCAGGCGGAGAACCTGCAGCATTCGACTGGGAAGCCGTGGCGGTACACGCCGGAGCAACTGCGCTTCATCTTGTGGTGGTACGCGGTCACGCCGGACCTGCGGTGGGTGTACCGCGATGGCGTCCTGCAGAGGTTGAAGGGCTGGGGCAAGGACCCAGTCGTCGCCACGATCGGCGGCACGGGCTTCGTCGGGCCGGCGCGCCCGGACCACTCGGGGCGCACCGTGCGGGACCCATGGGGAAACGAGCACCCAGCTGGTGTTCCGCACCCGGAGGCGTGGGTCCAGATCGCCGCAGTGTCGAAAGATCAGACCCGCAACACGATGACGCTGTTCCCATCGCTGTTCACCAAAGCGGCGATCGAGCGGTATTCCATCGACCTCGGCAAAGAGATCATCTACGCGCACAAGGGCGCCAAACGGATCGAGGCCGTCACCTCCTCGCCGCGGGCGCTTGAGGGCGGCCGGCCGACCGAGACGATTCGGAACGAGACGCACCACTGGCTCTCTAACAACGAGGGCCACGAGATGGACGCGGTCATCGACCGGAACGCCGTCAAGTCGTCGGACGGCATGTCGCGGGCCCTGTCCATCACCAACGCCTACATGCCTGGCGAGGACTCGGTCGCCGAGCGGGCGCGCGACGCCTACGACCTGATTCAAGCCGGCAAGTCGCTGGCAACCGGGCTGCTGTACGACTCGCTTGAGGCCCCTCCGGAGGCTCCACTGTCGGCGGAGGCCGCCCCGAAGGTGGTCGAGCTGATCCGCGGCGACTCCACCTGGCTGGATGTGCCGCGCATCGTGCAGGCGATCCTCGACCCGCGTAACCCTCCTAGCAGGTCGCGGCGGTTCTGGTACAACCAGATCGTCGCCGCGGAGGACGCGTGGATCGCGCCCTACCAGTGGGATGCGCTGGCCAAAGCGGACCGGCTCGTCGAGGAGCGCGAAGACATCACGATGTTCTTCGACGGCTCCAAGTCGGACGACGCCACAGTCCTCGTGGGGTGTTGCGTCTCGGACGGGCACGTGTTCCTCATCGACCACTGGCAGCGTCCTGCCGGGCTGGACTCGAAACTGCCGTGGGTGGTGCCTCGTGAGCAGGTGGACGCCGCTGTGGATCGGGCGTTCGACCGATGGCGGGTGTGCGCGTTCTCTGCGGACCCCGGATCTGGCGAGGACGAGTCGGGGGAGCGGTTCTGGGACGGCTTTATCGACGGCTGGGGCATCCGCCACGGCGACGCCCTGGTCATCAAGGCGACCGTGACGGCCGGCAGTCACCATCCGGTGATGTGGGACATGCGTTCTACTGTCCGACAGCAGGAGTTCACCGAGGCCACCGAGCGCTGCTACTCCGACATCACGTCCACGCTCACGCTCACGCACGATGGCAACCGGGTGCTTCGCCAGCACGCCGTGAACGCTCGCCGCCGGCCGAACCGGTGGGGTGTAGCCATCGGCAAGGAGCACCGCGAATCCCCCAAGAAGATCGACGCCGTAGTGGGTGCGATCGGCGCCCGGATGATCCGCAGAAAGCTGCTGGCGTCGCCGGAGTGGAAGAAGCAGGCAGCCAAGAAGCCGCGGACGGGCCGCGTCTACGGATTCGCTTAGGAGGCCTGGTGGCGCTCACGCAGGAACAGGCTGAGGCCACTGTACGGACGCTCCTTGACCTGCGTAGGCCGGAGCAGGACCGGCTGCAGTGGATCGCCGCCTATGTCCGGGGCGATCACAGCAGCGTGTACGTGCCGCGCAGCGCGCGGGATGAGTACAAGTGGCTGCTGCAGCGAGCCAAGGTCAACATGTTGCGGCTGGTCGTGACGGTTGTCGCGCAGAACCTGTACGTGGACGGCTACCGGGCTACCGGGGTGGACGAGAACGCGGACCCGTGGAAGATCTGGCAGGCGAACCGGATGGACGCCCGCCAGCACGGGATTCACCGGGCGGCGCTGAAGTACGGCATCTCGTATGCGACGGTGCTGCCCGGCGAACCGGTCCCCGTGATCACCCCGATGTCGCCGCGGCGCATGACAGCGTTCTACAGCGACCCGGTCAACGACGAGTGGCCACTGTTCGCCGTCGAGGTGACCAGCGAAAAGAGCAAGGGTGACGACGGACGGCTGGTGACGCGGAAACTCGTCCGGCTGTACGACGAGCAGAGCACCTACCGGTTCGTGAGTGACGCTGAAGGGCGTCGCCTTGAGGCGGGCAGCGTCGACAACCACGAGATGGGCGTCTGCCCGGTAGTGCGCTACCTCAACGAGGTCGACCTGGACGAGGACGAGGCCGTCGCGGGCGAGGTTGAGCCGCTGATCCACCTCCAGGATCAGATCAACTCGACCACGTTCAACCTGCTGATGGCGCAGCAGTACGCGGCTTTCAGGCAACGCTGGGTGACCGGCATGGCACCGGAGCTGGACTCCGAGGGTCGGCCGATCGAGCCGTTCCGGGCGGGCGTGGACAGGCTGTTCATGGCCGTGGACTCGGACACCAAGTTCGGCGAGTTCGGCGAGACCTCTCTTGAGGGGTACCTGAAGTCCCGCGAGGAGTCGATCCGCGAAATGGCGACCATCTCGCAGACGCCGCCCTACTACCTTCTCGGCCAGATGGCCAACCTGTCCGCCGAGTCGCTGGTGGCAGCCCGAGACGGGCTCGACCGCAAGGTGGAGGAACGCAAGAGCTCGTTCGGTGAGTCTCACGAGCAGATACTGCGGCTGGCGGGCTTGGCGAGCGGCAACAAGGACGCCTGGCAGGACGAAGCGGCGCAGGTCGTGTGGCGAGACACCTCCAGCCGGGCGCTCGCCGCCACCGTGGATGCGCTGGGCAAGCTGTCGCAGATGCTCGGGGTGCCGCAGCAGGAGCTGTGGGAGAAGATCCCGGGCGTCACTCAGACGGACGTAGCCAGGTGGAAGATCACTGCTGGGCAGGCGGACGCGTTCGCCCAACTGAACCAGATGCTCGAACGGCAGATGACCCCCGCCGCCGACGCTCGCGAGCCGGAGTTGGCGGATGGCCAGCCCGCAGGCTGAGCGCCTCGCCGAGCAGCACCGCGTCCAGCAAGTCACCCTCCGCGCCGGCGTGAGCCGCGACGTGGTCGCCCTGCTGCGGGACCTGTTCGACGTCGACAACGCCGACCGCACCTGGCCGGCCATCCGGTCGATGCTCGCGGCCATGACCCAGCAGCAGCACGGCACATCGGCCACGTTGGCGAACACCTACTACGGGCAGGCCCGCATCGAGGCCGGCGCGGACGGCTCGTTCCTTCCGATCACCCCGGCTGCTCTGGCCGAGGAACTGCTGAAAGTCGTGCTGGACGCGACCGGGATCGCCGCGTTCAAGCGGGCCATCTCCCTCGGTAAAACCCCCGCGGAGGCACTGCAGATCGCTGGCGTCACCCTGTCCGGGGCGGTGTCAAGGCTGGTCTTGTCCGGCGGCCGGGACGCGATCCTCGGCAACGTGCGCGAGGACCGGCAGGCGGTCGGCTGGGCGCGGTTGACGGACGCCCACCCGTGCGCCTTCTGCGCGATGTTGAGTAGCCGTGGCGGTGTTTACAAGACCCGCGAGACGGCGCGATTTCAGGCGCACGACCACTGCGCGTGCATGCCTGTCGCCGCATGGTCCCGAGATGAGGCGTGGCTGCAGCACAGCCGCGACCTGTACGAGCAGTGGCAGGACGTCACTCAAGGGCACAGCGGCGCGGATGCCCGCCGAGCCTGGCGCCGCCACTGGGACAACCGCGCAACCACCTGATCTTCCCTTCCGGGCCGGAGCCGACATGGCGCCCGGCATTCACGCATGCCCCCAACCCCTGCCGACACGGCGGGCTGTCCCGACATGGGAGTTACCGAATGTCCGAAGCGACACCAGAGACCGACGTCGAGCAGATGCTGGCCGAGGTTGCCTCCACACCGGACCCGTCCACGCCCGAGCCTCAGGCGCAGGAGCCCGACACGGGCGCCGCGTCGAAGGACTGGCAGGCCGAGGCCGCCAAGTGGAAGAACCTGGCCAGGAAGCACGAGTCCACGGCCAAGACCAACGCCGAAGCCGCCAAGCGCCTCACCGAGATCGAGGACGCGCAGAAGAGCGAACAGCAGCGCCTCCAGGACCGCGCTACGGCCGCCGAGCAGCGGACCCTCCAGCTTCAGTCGGCAAACGCCCGGCTGCTGGCCGCCGCCACGCATGGCATCCCGGCGGACCTGATCGACCTGCTCGGCGACGGCGACGAGGAGCAGATCAACGAGCGGGCTCGTCTGCTCGCGGAGAAGCTCACCGCCGTAGCTCCGGCGCCGTTGGCACCGTCTTCGACGCGGCCTGTGGAGTCGCTCAAGCCCGGCGCCGCGCCTGCGGCGAGCGAGCCGGACCCGGACGCGTGGCTCCGCCGCATGGCGGGCCGCTAACCACCCATTCACGCAGCAACCGGATTCCTTGCACGGGGCCCGGGGCCGCTGCATGCCTGAAAGTGAGGTTGCCCCGTGCCCTACAACTCCATCATCTCCAGGGACGCCAGCAACGACCCGCTCGTCCCGACGCCGGTGTCCGCGCAGATCATCCAGGAGATACCGCAGAACTCGGTCATGCTGCAGCGCGCCCTCCAGCGGCGCCTGTCGTCCAAGACCCAGCGTCAGCCCGTCCTGGACGTGCTGCCGACCGCCTACTTCGTGTCGGGCGACACCGGCCTGAAGCAGACCAGCGCGCAGGACTGGAAGAACGTCGAGCTCGTCGTCGAGGAACTCGCCGTCATCGTGCCGATTCCCGAGGCGTACCTGGACGACGCCCAGGTGCCGGTCTGGGACGAGGTCCGCCCGCGCATCGTGGAGGCATTCGGCACCGCGATCGACGCCGCATGCCTGTTCGGCACCTCCAAGCCCAGCACGTGGGGCAACCCCATCTACCAGTCGGCGGTCGCGGCGGGCAACGTCGTCACCGCCGGCACCGACCTGGCGCAGAACGTCGCCCAGCTCGGCGAGCTTCTGGCCAAGGACGGTTTCCCGGTGAACGCGTTCGCCAGCCGTCCCGGCCTGAACTGGAAGCTGGTCGGTCTGCGGGCGACGGACGGTCACCCGATCTACCAGCCGGACCTTCAGGGCCGCCCCGGCGGCACCCTGTACGGCTACCCGCTGAACGAGGTGGCCAACGGCGCGTGGAACGCCACCGAGGCGGAACTGATCGCGGGCGACTGGAGCAAGGCGATCATCGGCCTGCGGCAGGACATCTCGTTCAAGATGTTCACCGAGGGGGTCATCACTGACAACTCGAATGCGGTCGTGATGAACCTCATGCAGCAGGACGCCGTGGCCCTCAGGGCTGTGATGCGGCTGGCGTACGCCACCGCCAACCCGGTGACGGCGCTCAACGCGAACGCAGCGACCCGCTACCCGTTCGGCGTGCTCCGCGCCGCTTCGTACACCTACTCCTGATCCCGCGCTCGCCCCGCCCGAGTCCTCCTCCTCTGGCGGGGCTTCTTGGAGGCCCTTGTGCGTGTCCTGGCCATGCTCCACCTGTACCCGCCGGGCGGTAATGCTGGCGCTGAGTGGGCGATGCACACCCTGCTTGCCGCGCTCGTGCAGGCGGGTCACGAGGTGGACGTCCTCATCATTGAGGAGTCGGCGGTCGGCGAGCCGTACACGCTGGACGGGGTGCGCGTTCACCCGCGCCGCGGCAAGGGTGACCCGTTCGAGTGGCTGCTGTCGGACCGCGCACCGCACGTGATCGTCACCCACCTGATGAACACGCCACGGGCGACCGTGCTGGGAGAGATGTACCGGACGCCCGTGGTGCACGTGCTCCACAACGACAACGACCACGAGCGGTCCTGGCTGGTGCGAGGTCCGGCGCTGGTCGTCTACAACTCGGATTGGGTGCGGGACTCGTGCCTCTCCTGGTGGGGCGACACCCAGGTTGGGCCGCCGCCTCCTGGTGTGGTGGTGCGTCCCCCGGTGATCGCCTCGCACTACGAGACGACCCCGGGCGACCGGGTCACGCTGATCAACATGTGCGAGAAGAAGGGCGGCAAGCTCTTCTGGGAGATCGCACGCCGCATGCCCGACGTTCAGTTCCTCGCGGTCAAGGGCGCCTACGGGCAGCAGATCATCGAGGACCTGCCGAACGTGGACATCCAGGAGTGCATCCCTGGCGACCAGATGCGGGACACGGTGTACGCCCGAACCAAGATCCTGCTCGTCCCCTCCGAGTATGAGTCGTGGGGGCGGGTCGCCGTGGAGGCGATGTGCAGCGGCATCCCTGTCATCGCACACCCCACGCCCGGCCTGCAGGAGTCACTCGGCAACGCTGGGCTGTTCGCGGACCGGGACAACCCGGACGCGTGGGTGACGGAAATCCGCCGGCTCCGCAAGCTCCCCGTGTGGAAGGCCGCCTCCAAGCGGGCCAAGGTCCGCGCTGCCGATCTCGACCCGACCCCTGACCTTCAGACGTGGGTGGAAGCCGTCGAGGCGACCGCCCGCGTGATTGCGTGAGGAGGCAACCGTGACCGCTCTGGCGTGCGTCTCCGACGTGGAAACCCGTCTCGGGCGGACCTTCACAGGAGACGAAGCCGGGCGGGTGGCGGTCCTGCTCGACGATGCCTCCGCCCTGATCCAGTCCTACACGCGGCAGAGCTTCAGCCCTCCCACCTCGGACACGATCCTGCTGCGCGAGTCCGCCGGCGTGGTGCGACTGCCGAAACGTCCCGTCACCGCGGTCACGTCCGTCGTCCTGGTATGCCTCAACGGCATTCCCGACATCACCGTGGTCGGGTGGGGCTGGGACGGCCTGGACGTGGTCGACGTGTCCGGCTGGGAGAGCATCATGGTCAACCTGCCCGAAATGGTGAACGACCGGTCCTGGCTGCCAGCCACGTACCGGGTCACCTACACGCACGGCTACACCGTGGTTCCCGCAGGCATCGTGGCGCTGGTGTGTGCCATGGTGGGCCGCACCATGGCCGCACCGTCCGCGGCCTCCGGGGTCACGTCGGAAACGATCGGCTCCTACTCCTATCGGACCGCTGAGCCGGGCATGGGCGTCACCGTGGCCCTGACCGCCGCCGACAAAGCCTTCCTGGACGATGCGGGGTACCGGCCCAAAGCGGCCACGACGCAGGTGCGGCTGCGGTGATCCCGACAAGGTTGCTGCCGCTCACCGTCACCAAGGTACGGCCGGCACAGACCACGGACCGGTACGGCAGCCCCGTCTACGACTACGGGGCTGCGGCTTCCCGCACGTCCATCGCGGCGTGGATCGACCAAGACTCAGCCTCCGAGGACACCCCGAACGGTCGCGATGTGATCGTCGGCGGCTGGAAGCTCATCACCAACCACACCGACCTCGACCCGCTCGACCGCATCGAATGGGCCGGCAGTGTCTACGAACTGGACGGCCCCGCCTGGCCCGTCTACACCCCGGCCGGGCTTCACCACCTGGAAGCCAAGCTGCGCAGAGTGGAGGGCTGATGGCGAACGTCCGCGTGGTTCTCAACCGCTTCGGCATGCGGGAGATGCTCCGCTCCAAGGAAGTGGAGCGAGACCTGCTGCGCCGCGGCAAGCAGGTTGCCGCCACCGCCGAGGCGATCGGCCATCCGCCGCACGAGGGCGACGTCGACTACTACGCCGTAGCATCCAGGGGCTCGACGAGAGCGCGGTGCGTCATCGTCGCCGACCACCCTGGCGCCCTCGGTCAGGAAGAGGAATACCGCACGCTCGGCACCGCGATCGACGCCGCGAGGCTCTAGATGACCACCTACCCGGACGCCGAAGAGCTGTTGATCGACTACCTGCAGCCCCTCGTCGACGTACCGGTCCGTATCCGCGTGGCACGCGAGCGACCCGCAGCCTGGCTGCAGGTCCGGCGGAGCGGCGGCGTCGATGATGTCGTCCGCGACCGGCCCCGCCTGGACGTGTTCGCGTGGGCGCACGACGACGGCGCCACCCGCGACCTGCTGACGACAGCCCGCTCCGCCATCCACGCCCTCGCTGGCACGACCCTGCTCGGGCCGCCCTGCTACGGCGTGGAGGAGTTCCTCGGCCCGACCCGGGCTGACGACCGCGAAACCGGCACGCCACGCATGTGGATGACCGTGCAGCTTTCGCTACGCACCAGCTAGGCCCGCGCATCCATCCCCTGATCCGGCCACCGCGCCGGTGTTTCTGCTGCTCACCGAAGGGTTAACACGATGACGCTTGACGCATCAAAGGTGCGCGTTGCCGTCACTGGCGCGGTCTACTCTGGCCCGACCTCGACCACTGCACCCACGTCGGCCACGTCCAGCGTGGCTGCGGGCTTCAACGACATGGGGTACATCTCCGAGGACGGCGTCACCGAGTCCTATGACGAGGACGTCCAGGACATTCAGGCGTGGCAGGGCGGGGCGATCGTCCGCACCCTGATCTCCTCAAGCAAAGCGACGATCGCCTTCACCATGATCGAGACGAAGGCAACCATCCTGGAGCTGTACCACAAGGGCTCCACAGTGGAGAACATCGGCGCCGGCAGCTACAAGATCGACGTCGTCAGCCCGGGTGTGGTCCGGAAGTCGTTCATCCTCGATGTCCTGGACGGAGACAAGCACATCCGCCTGTACGTGCGCGATGGCGAGGTCACCGAGCGCGGCGAGATCACATACGTCAACGACGAGACCATCTCCTACCCGGTCACGGTCACCTGCTACCCGGTCAACGTTGGCGGCAAGGACGTCGTGATGACCAAGTTCAGCGACGACGTGAACTGGTCGTACTCCTAGATCTACTTCAAGCCCCGGGGTGGGCACGAATCGCGCGGGTCCGCGCCCACCCCGGTATCAAACCCGTGCCCGCGCCGCGTGAAAGGACCCGCGCATGACCACGAGAAGCCCTCGCGCCGTCAAGGCGTCGAAGTCCGCCACGGCATTCGACCTCGACGCCGTCGAAGCCGAGGCGGCCGGCGAACGGTTCGAGTTCGTCTTCGGCGGACGTACCTACAGCCTCCCGCACCTGCACGACATCGACCGGAGTCTGCTCAACGCCGCCGACCAAGGCGACATCGCGGCGATGATCGAGGCGTTCCGGTCTGGGCTGGGCGACGACTACGACGAGTTCAACCGCGCGCCCATGAAGCTGCGCTCCCTCAACGCCCTGTTCGCCGCATGGACGGAGCACTCCGGCCTGAAGCCGGGGGAATAGCAGGCCTCCACGCGCTCCTAGCAGAGCACGGGGAGGCGATCGAGTGGGATCTGTCCCACTACCACCATCGCAGCCTGCATGACCTGTTCAACGGGGCGCTGACGTGGCGGCAACTCCGCAGCTACCTGTCCCACCTACCGCGCGAATCCGCGCTGGCCCGGAAGCTACTCGGCGACGACGCCCCGTGGGGCCTGAACGAGCAGCTCCTCGCGATGACCATCGACGTGCTGCGGCAGGGCAACTGGCAGCGCGGCGGCGGCAAGGGCGCCAAACCCAAACCCTTGCCGAGGCCCGGCGCCTCAAGGGGCTCCGAAACGCGGCACGGACGCACCGACCGCGACCCCGATCAGGTCATCGCCTATCTGGACCGGTTCCGACCGCAATCCGCCTGACTCAACCACGCTCGGGGGTGAGGCATGGCGGCCGAGGTCGGCTCCGCGTACGTCACGATCCTGCCCAGCGCCC